GAGTATCACGAATGGATCACTCCACAAGATGAAGAAATTGATGTAGTCACACTTGACGAAATCTCTAAAGACCAGTATGATGACTTTGTTGATTATATGAACGACGGAATAGAGCGGGCATAGTCAACTGCGGTAATCCCCTTGGTGGTTCAGGGTTAGCGGCGATAGGAACCACCACCTGACTCGCTAGCTCAGTTGGATAGAGCAACTGCCTTCTAAGCAGTCGGTCGAAGGTTCGAGTCCTTCGCGAGTCGCTGGGCATTGGGAGAGACCACCACCACCTCCTCTCCCATGTAAGACCCGACCTGCGGGTGTGGTGTAGCGGTAACATGCGAGCCTTCCAAGCTCTTGTCACGGGTTCGATCCCCGTCACCCGCTTTCCCTTCGGGGAACATATATTCCTCTATAGCTCAGTTGGTAGAGCAGGTGACTGTTAATCACCCTGTCCCTGGTTCGAGTCCAGGTGGAGGAGTAAACGGATTGGCGACATCCGTGCTCACATCTCCGAGAGAAAAAAGAATCGGAACACCAACCCATGTGAGAGAGAAGTGGGATCCTTCTTGACTGCCCTTCAGTGGTAATCTGCAGGTTATCACTGTTGCCTTGCCCGAATAGCTCAGCGGTAGAGCACCTCGTTTACACCGAGATTGTCGGCGGTTCGATCCCGTCTTCGGGCATTCCCCCAGGAGGACTATGACAAATGATTACCGTCAGATGCAAAGAGTGCAACACCGAGTTGCACAGCAATAACAAGACACAAGTTTGTGGTTGCACTAATATGATGACTGTGAAGGAAGATAAAGTTTCTGCAAGAGACTTATCTAAAGTCGTAATGATTAATAATAACTCTTTACAGAAAAAGAAGTCTGTGTTATCAAATCAAGATTTATCCTTCCAAGAAGAGCGTAAAAAGAGAAAAGTACGCAAATTAGACTTTGAAGTCAGGTAAATAGTATCATGCTGTTACCACTTTAAGTAAATGCATCCCGACGAACTCGCAAACTGGCAAATCATTAAAGAGAAATTTGAGGAAAACGGAACAACAGATAACTTCTTTTATAAGCGAGCATGTGCTATAGTAAGTGGGTTACCTGATCCGATGAGTAACCTACCCAATGTCACACAGGATGGATGAAATCAAACCTGAGCACTACATTACAGAGAAGCAGTGCCAGGAAATGATTGACAAAGCAATTGACAAACACAATAAAACTGCTACAATTATAAGTGCCATCCTTGGTGGTATCCTTTTAGCGTTCTACTCTCATGGAGTATTATCGCTAGTAGGACGCGCATGATGGCTGCGGTAACTCCCTTGGTAGTTCAGGGTTAGCGGCGACAGGAACTACCATCACGGGGTGTAGCTCAGTTTGGTAGAGCACTCGCTTTGGGAGCGAGTGGCCGTAGGTTCAAATCCTATCACCCCGATTGCTTATACATAATGGCAAGATGCATTTTTATTCTGTGGAATACTGGCAGAAGAACTGGGAAACTCTTATGGAAAGAGTGGAGAATGGAGAGACTATTGGTGTTGAAAACGATTCTGGAGAGAGGGCAGTAATGATGCCAGCGGACGATGATATATTGAAGTTGTATACTGAGCATAATGAAGCATCTTGACACAGCGTCTAACATCCCTTATAATATCAAAGTCAACAACCAAACCAATGACACTGACTAGTAAATTCAAGAAAGATATCAGTACTCTCCGTGCTGCCTCTATTGGTGAAATTTTCCTTGATGTGAAGAATCCGAAACTTCTTAAAAAGGTTCGTCGTTATTATGAAAATAATGGCGTCGTTTTCTCTGGTGATCCTCTTGATGATTATGAAATCTTGATGGAACAGATCGCCGCTGATCTTGATACTGTTGAGGTTGGTTGATGAAAGTGACTAAGAAACCAACGGTTCTTCTTGAGCGGTTTCCCTATCGTTATATTCAAGTCGGTAATCTGGAGATCAATGGTATGCCAGATTGCCGCATTCAAAAGGTAGATGCCTATACTGGACGCTACCGTGATATGTATCTTTGTGATAATCAAATGCAGTTGCTGACTGCCATGGAAGATCATGACTACACTTGCTGGTTGGATCCCGATGGGGTTCCTGCATATCGCAAGGAAAATTGTAGTAATCCATATCCAGTCGCGGAGTGACTTAAAACCTGCCCTGGTCGGGATGGATCAACGATCCCTCGCGTTTCCTAGTTCGTAAAACTAGGTGGTGGAGTCATCGTACCCTCTTAGAGTTTCTTGCTTCTCTCAAGAGCAAGTGGTGCGGATGGAGGAAACTCCCGCCCTGTTTCTTGCTTCAGGTTAAAGAGCAAGTGGCGAGCCTGCAGAACCTATACAAGGAGGGGTGTTAGCACCCCTCTTTTTTTATGATAAATAATCACATAGAATTATTTGATTACTATGGCAACAAAAGGAACAGCAGCAAAATCTGCTTCTGGTGCAGCAATGTCCAAGTATGATGTTGAAGTCGAAGGAAGACTCAAAGCACTTGAAGCAAAAGCGCACGAGAAGTGTGGTGGTGGAGGTGCAGATGCAGATAGAATCGCTGCACTGGAAGCAAAGGTTGACGATTTGATCGCAAGACTTGCGAAAAAGATGTCATTCTGATATAATACAAACGTAAATATCATTCATCATGTCTGAATATACAAAAACCGCACTAGTGCTAGGTGCGGGTGGCTTTATTGGAAGTCATATGGTAAAACGACTCCGCGAAGAAGGGTACTGGGTTCGCGGTGTTGATCTAAAGCATCCTGAATATTCCTCTACTGTTGCAAATGAGTTCATCATTGGTGACTTGAGGAACTCTAGTTTTGTTAGAAGGTGCGTTCGATTTACTGGATATCTTGGTAATTTCTACAAAGATATTGCAGATAAATTTGAAGAATCTTTTGATGAGATCTATCAGTTCGCTGCTGATATGGGTGGTGCAGGTTTCGTTTTTACTGGCGAGAACGATGCAGATATCATGCACAACTCTGTTTCTATTAATCTGAACGTTCTTGAACATCAACGTCAGATTAATGAGAGAACTGGTACAAACAAAACTAAGATTTTTTATTCTGGATCTGCTTGCATGTATCCAGAACACAATCAACTTGATCCTGATAACCCCGATTGCCGTGAAGAATCAGCATACCCCGCCAACCCCGACTCCGAATACGGTTGGGAGAAACTCTTCAGTGAGCGGTTGTATTTCGCTTATAATCGGAATCACGGCATTCCTGTTAGGGTTGCTCGCTACCACAACATCTTCGGGCCCGAAGGAACCTGGGAAGGTGGAAGAGAGAAAGCTCCAGCTGCAATCTGCCGTAAAGTCGCTTACCTCCCGAAGCAGGGTGGAGCAATCGAGGTGTGGGGAGATGGCTTACAGACTCGTTCCTTCCTGTTCGTTGATGAATGCGTTGAAGCAACTCGACGGTTGATGGACTCCGACTTTATGGGCCCAGTAAATGTTGGTTCTGAGGAGATGGTAACAATCAACCAATTGGTTGAGACTGCTGCTAAGGTTGCTGGTAAAGAAGTTCAGAAACTTCATAAACTTGATGCACCTCTTGGTGTTCGTGGACGTAACTCTAACAATGATCTCATTCGTGAGAAACTTGGATGGGATTATTCACAAACTCTTGAAGAAGGTATCAGAAAGACGTATACTTGGATTCAGGAGCAAATTGAGAACAAATGAAAGTTACAGTATTAGGTTCTAGTGGACAGATTGGTGCTTACTTGGTTGAGCACCTTGAATCCAAAGGACATGAAGTCACACCATTTGATGTTGCTCGTCATCACGGAGAGGATCTGACGCAGATCCCTAACCACAATCTGGATCGTGCAATTAAAAATGCAGACTTTGTGTTTGTTCTTGCCTTTGATGTGGGTGGTTCACGTTACCTGAAGAAGTATCAACATACGTTTGACTTTGTTAATAATAACACTCGTATGATGGCAAACGTTTTTGACTTACTTGGTAAGTATAAGAAGCGTTTTGTCTTTGCATCATCTCAGATGAGCAACATGAGTTACTCTCCTTATGGTGTGCTGAAGCGTGTGGGTGAACTCTATACCAGCACTCTTAATGGATTGACTGTCAAGTTCTGGAATGTCTATGGCATCGAGAAAGACATGGATAAAGCACATGTCATCACCGACTTCATCCGTAAGGGATTTGAAGAGAAGGAGTTTGAGATGTTGACTGATGGCACTGAAGAGCGTCAGTTCCTCTACGCTGAGGACTGCTGTGAAGCGTTAGAGGCAGTGATGGAGAACTACACAGACTTCAAACCAGAAGATCCTCTTCACATCACCTCATTCCGCTCTAACACAATTAGAGAAATTGCTAATATAATCCAAGGATGCTTTGGATTGATTGATATGCATGATGTTCATATTAAATCTGGACTTGCTAAAGATAGTGTTCAGATGGATAAGAGAAATTCGCCAGATACATATATCCTTGACTGGTGGATTCCTAAAACCACCATTGATAATGGTATCAGACAAGTGTTCAACGAAATGAAAAAGGAGTACGGATACAATGACTAATCTTACACCACTTAGAAACTTTATTGCTCAACCTCATTGTGATTTGGGGGAGAATGCATGGAAACTTGTAGACTTGGCTCGCACTTTTAAGAATGGACGCTTTATTGACTTGGGTGTTCGTCTTGGTGCATCTTCCGCATGTATGTCTGTAGAAGCAGCAGAACGTGGAAATAAAGTCATGGGTTGTGACTTAATGTTTGATGGATTTCAACGTGAGGGAGCACGTTTTGTTAACCCCGACTATATGTGTTATCCAGCAGATAGCGTCACTCTGGGCAAAAATTGGGATGAAGATCCCTTTGATGTTATCTTTGTTGATACCATTCATACCCGTGAACAAGTTCTTGCAGAACTTTACTATTGGGCAAATCATCTCAAGGAAGGTGGATTCTTTGTTTTCCATGACTCTCATTGGGAGCAAGGTGGTGACGTGATTGGCGGTGTTCAGCATGAGCGTGTTGATGTTGCTATCACAGATTTCTTTGGACTTCCTAAGAGTGTTCGTGAGTTGGACATCTATGAGGATGAAAATATTGTTCTTAATCACTACAAACCTAGTTACGGTATGACTTTTATCAAAGTCAAGACTCTGGATGCTATCCCTAAGTTTAAGGCTAACATTGAGAACTGGCAGAAGATTTTTGAAACTCGTAACTGGTTGGCTGATTTGCATTTCAATAAAGAGAATCCAAATTATATTGACTGGCAACAAGACTTAGACAACATTTCATTTGAACTTGGAATTAATCCATGACATATTCGATCTCTCATTGGAGTGGACGACTAGGGAATAATATTCAGCAGGTTGCTAACTGCATTATGTCCGCTGAAAATCATGGTGTTCCCTTCAGTCAGCATTTGCCTCATGAAATCATTTCTAGATGGGATATCTATCTTGGAGAGCGTGAAACAACTGCCAGTGGAAGATTTTACTGTTGGGAACCACTTGTTCACTGTGAAAAAGGAATTCGTGAGGGTGGGAACGAAATTGGAATCTCTGCAGAGCACGTTTACGCAAACATGAGACGTGTTTGTAAAAATTACATTTCTCCACGGCTAAAACTGCCAGAGAAAGAAACAATTGGCGAAGATACAATTGTGATGCACCTGAGAAGTGGTGATAACTATCATCGTATCTTTGATCCACCAACCAATTATGTTCCTAACCCTCTTATCTTCTATCTTAACTTGATTGAAAGTTTTGAAAAGTGCATTGTTATCACTGAACCTGATGACAAGAATCCTATCGTTCATGAATTAAAGAAGATTGATAAGGTTCAAATTCAATCCTCTACTGTTGCAGATGATTTTGCAACTTTAATGAATGCAGAAAATGTTGCATTATCTGGTGTTGGAACATTTGCAATGGCAGCAGCACTTTGCTCCAATAAAATTAAAAACTTATACACAACAAATTTGTTGTTGACTGAGCACCTAAATTATACTATGCTGTATAATACAGACGTTCAAGTTCATTTGATGGAATTGAATAATTATCTTCCTGTTATTCCTTGTAGTTGGAAAAACACTGAAGAGCAAAGAAAATTTATCGTGGATTATAGATGAAAATTTTTGTAACAGGTTGTGCAGGTTTACTTGGCGCAAATTATACGCGACACCTTATTGCATCTGGACATGACGTAATTGGTATCGATGATCTCTCTGGAGGGTACAAAGCATTTTGTCCCAAAGGGGAGAAGTTTACGTTTGTGAAACTAAACTTAGAGAGGAGGAAGAAAGTTGCTGAACTTTTTGCGGAGCATAAGCCTGATGTCCTTGTTCATTTCGCGGCGTATGCGGCTGAGGGACTTTCTCCTTTTATTCGTAATTTCAATTATCGTAATAATCTTATCGTTTCCGCTAATCTGATTAATGAGTGTATCACCTACGGAACGAAAGTTATCTTCACTTCTTCTATGGCTGTCTATGGGGAACAGACGCCCCCATTTACAGAAGATAAACGCCCGCAACCTGTTGATCCATATGGTATTGCGAAATACGCAGTAGAGTGTGATCTGAAACTTGCCAATGAGCAGTTTGGACTGCGATATAATATTGTTCGTCCTCACAATGTTCTTGGTATCTACCAGAATATTTGGGATAAGTATCGCAATGTCATTGGTATTTTCATCAGGAAGGCACTAAATGATGAACCTATCCTTGTATATGGTGATGGTGAACAGACTAGAGCATTCTCTGACATCAAATACTACATGGAACCTTTTGATAAACTCCTGACGGACTTTGATGGGGAGACATTTAACATTGGTGCTGATAAACACTTTACCCTAAATGAGGTGGCACTGACTGTTCAAACTATCGCTGCCAAATATGGATATAAGGTTCCTATCGAACATGGTGAACCACGTCACGAAGTAAAACATGCTTATTGTGATCACACTAAAGCAAAGACAATGTTGAACTTTGAGGACAATACAAACCTTGCAGAGTTAGTGGAGACTATGTTTGTTTGGGCAATGAAACAACCAAACAGAAAGGTGAAACAAATGGAATATGAAGTAACCAAAGACATCTATGATTATTGGAAATGATTGATTTAGAAGGACAATATCCGACAGGATCTGAAAGATACTTTGCCGAGAAACATGATAGACTGAGACGTAAGTTTCCAGGATCTAAAAACATTAAAGAGAATCACTCTCAGTCGATGCAAGATCTTTTTGTTCTCTCCATGTTGGACGGAAAGAAAAATGGAACTTATGTTGAGGTTGGAGCAGATCGTCCTAGGGTAATTAACAACACTTGGTTGCTTGAATCTGCATATGATTGGATGGGTGTATCGTTTGAGATCGATCCAGTCAAAGTTGACTACTTCAATACAATCAGAAGAAACAAATGCATCTGTGCTGATGCCACTGAATTCGATTACAAATATCTCTTTGAAGAGAGAAACTATCCAAAGCAGATTGATTATCTTCAATTAGACTGTGATCCTCCACAGGTAACACTTCAGTGTCTTAACAGACTCCCTCTTGAGGATTACAGGTTCTCTGTCATCACTTTCGAGACTGATCTTTATGCTGGTGGTGGAGACGTTCAGAGACAACAGTGGGAGACTCTTACAAATCTGGGATACCAGAGAGTTGCCAAGAATGTGAAAAACGAAGGCAATCCTTACGAAGATTGGTGGGTTGATCCTGAGGTTATTTCTGAGGACACATGGAAAGAATTTTGTATAGATAACGTAGAATTTGGTGATATTATTTTAACATGAAAGTATTTGACTCGTTTATTTTCTTCAACGAACTTGAGTTGCTTGAGATGCGACTCAACATCTTGGGAGACGTTGTAGATAAGTTTGTTCTCACAGAATCTCCCTACACAGTGAGTGGTAATGAAAAACCTCTGTATTATGAGGAGAACAAGGACAGGTTTGCCAAGTGGCATGACAAGATTGTCCACAATATCACGGAAGAGATCCCTAATGACTTCTCTCATATGATGGAGAAGAGCAAATTTCACATCGGATACGCAGAGCGTGATCCATATGGACAACGTTTTATTGATCTGCCCATCAGATTTCAACGTGCTGTGTATAATCGTAATGCTAGTTGCTTTGGCATTGAAAAGGCAGGAGCAGAGGATGGAGATCTTGTCATGACAAGCGATGCCGATGAGATTATCAATCCATATGTCTTAGAAGATCTTTCTTGGTTCGATCCTGCCAATCATTATGTTGCTGTTGGTAATGCTTATTACTACAAATTGAACTTCCTGTATCAAGATGATTGGATGGGAACACGTCTCTGCACCTGGAAACACCTCAAAGGCACCACAATCGATCAACATCGTCAAGATCATGTAAGAGCACATAAGATCGAGGAGGCATGTTGGCACTTCAGTTTCCTAGGAAACGCAGAAAACTTTAAACTGAAACTTGCTTCCTACGAACATACAGAAAACAATACTGCTGCTAATGTATCTAATGCAGAAGAAAAGGTAGAGCAAGGACTTGATCCTCTCAATCGCGGTATGAAATATAAGGCAGTACCTATTGATGAAAGTTATCCAGAGTACATCCAGAATAACCAAGAAAAGTACGCAGAATTCATTAAACCATGGAACTGATTGAAGGTGTAGCACTATCTCAGATGTGTGATTACTCGTTTGGAGATCAAGCGGGACAGTGGAGTGGGATCTACACTCACTTCATGAAAGAAGCTAACCTGATGAATTTTGAGTTTGTCAGTAAAGTGTTTGAGATTAAGAGAAGCAGAGATTATATGACTCTGTTTATTGATAATATCCGCTTATATAATAGAAGGATCCAAGAGGTTAGTGATCAAGATTGGCCTGCTGTCAGGGCAATGATGCAGAAGAGTAACCTCTTAAATCTTTGTGGAAACTTTTCTGACATGAAGTTCATCATCTTCACTAACCTTGAAGATACTCCCATCGATGATTATATTTTTGAATCGATTCCGAAAAATGTTCTGAAGATTTACGCTGCTAATGCGCTCAGTCATGGTGGTAAGGTAGTTCCTGCCCCATATGGGGTTCAAAGAAAGATGCATCCAAGAGATAATCGTTCGGAACTGCTACTACAATCAATGGTAGGAAAACGTGCAGATAAACTTCTGTATGTAAGTCACAAGGAAGATTCTCATCCAGAAAGAATTGGTACTCGTCAAATGTTTATGGACAAGTTGTGGACTAAAGTTGACACAACTAGGGTTGAATATACTGAATTTCTTGAAAATCTTTCTAATCATAAGTTCATGCTTTGTCCTAGAGGAAATGCCATTGATTGTCATCGCAACTGGGAGGTTCTTTACATGCGTAGAGTCCCTGTAATGAAGAGACACCCTTATCTAGAGGAACTTTTCAAAGATTATCCAGTTCTTTTTGTTGATGATTACTCTGAAGTGACTGAGGACTTACTGAAAGCGAATGAAAATCTTTATCAAAGGGCACAAGAAATGGATCTATCTCAACTGTATTTGCCTAATTGGTTTGAAAATTGTGTGAGGGAAGTTACATGAGTTTGAATTTCTTTTGCATCTCTGCATATAATAATGATCTGAGTTGGTTAGAAGAATATCCAAATCCACATCTGATTTATGATAAAGTTTGGGCAGGTGGATGGGCAGACAATGATCAATCTAAATTACTTCCTCCATCAAACCTGAGAGAAAAACATCCAGAATATAATATTACCTATGGAGATCCTAATGGATACAACATTAGTGATTACATGACATTTATCATTGATCATTATGATAATCTACCAGATGTAACATGTTTCTTGAAGGGAAACACTATTGGTAGACACGTTAGGAAAGAAGTTTTTGATCGTATCATCGACAATAAATATTTTACTACTATTGAAGATTGGAAAGTACATAATCCTGAGCAAGAATCTTTAAAGGAGGAATATGCAATGCTCTCATGTGAGGGCGGGTGGATGGAGAGTAACAATAGTTGGTATTTGAATCATTCAAAACATCCCATTAAGTATTTTACTTACTATAATGACTTTTTAGATTATTGTTTTGAAGATCCTTGTCATCCAAAGTATATTAGATTTCCGCCTGGAGGAAACTATATCGTTCCTAAGGAACACATCCTAAAGTATCCTAAGAATTTTTATAAAAACCTTAGGACATTTGCTCGACACACTAGAGTTTCTGGAGAAGGACAACTGATTGAGAGAGCATTATATACTATCTGGATGAGCAACTTTAAAGTATCAGAAAATATGTGCAAAAATCATGGTGACGAAATTTTTACACGTCCAAGGGTGACGAAATCTTTGCTTAGAAGTAGAAGAATTACATGAAGATTATGAAAAAAACTCTAGTAATATCAAATTACAACTGGGATCTTGGATGGTTATCCATGACGTATAATCATGGATTCTCTCCTGAAAATACAGTTATCTATGACAAGAGTGATGCTGATAAAGACTTATCTCATTTCGGCAAAGTTATCAAATCTCCCAATGTTGGAGCGAATCAATTTGATATACTTAGATTCATCATTGAAAACTATGAAGATCTCCCAGATTTGAGTGTTTTCGTTAAAGGAAATCTTTTTAAAGGTGATCAGTTCACAGAGGAAAATTATTACACAACAGAAGAAAGATTTGTACAATCATTAAACGCTACAGAATTCTTTAGTATCTGGGTTGATAAGTTTGTATTAGTTGAAGATTTTAGGCATACTGATAACACTCCTCTTGAAACTCTTAAGAATGGTAGATTGATTCAACCAGTTGCCTGGTGTAATTATTCATCTAATAAAAATTTAGAAAGCAGATATTTTTCTAATCATCATCAAGTTCTTGACTGGTGTTTTATTGATCCACCCAAAACTGACACCATTGAATTCATACCAGCTTCAAATTTTGCAGTGACAAAAGAAGTAATTCTAAAGTATTCTAAGACATTATATGAAAAACTGATAAGTATTTTATATTATGAACCAGATTCTAAATATGATCCAACTTGTGCAGAGGCTCATATTCTTGAAAGATTGTTTTATTTGATTTGGAATGAAGATTTAGTAGAAAGAGATTGACTAACGTATAATAAATAACACAGCGAAAAAAAATTATGGACACCTTCAAATGACTACAGTGCCTTATAAGGGATCTCCGATCTTCAATGAAGATGGGACATTTAGAAAAGAAGATGACAAAGTTCAAGGAAGAAGCTACAGTAGTAATCTTTCTAAACTTGTAAAGCATATGGACAAATTGCAGGATCTCCAACAGGGGAAACCTGCATCGCCAATCATGGCACATATTTCTCTTACAAATGCATGTAATCTGACTTGTTCTTTCTGTTGTTTTGCAAACAGAGACATCTCAGAGAAGATGCCTACGGAAAAGGTATTTCAGGCACTTGAGAGTTTCAAGGCGATTGGTGTAACTGGCGTTGAGTTCACTGGTGGTGGTGAACCCAGTATTCACCCACACTTCAAAGAGATCGTTCAGTACGCCAAGGACTTGGGATTTAGTCTTGGTATCTGTACCAACGGGGCACGCTTCGGTGCCGATCGTCCAATCAAAAAAGATATTGTAGAACTATTTGACTGGGTTCGCTTAGGCATGTATGGATTCTATGAGGGTTATGATTATGACTTGAGTATCTTTGAAGGAACTAACTGCAAGCCCTCTGCTGCATATGTTTGGGATGAGAACTTGGAAACTTCCAAGAACCCTAACATTACTGGTGAATGGAGTGATGTGAAGAACAAGCGTGTGCTTTCCAAGAAATTCCAGACTACCGAAAACTTCATTCGTATGTTAGACTGGGTTGAGGAAAATGAGATTCCTTGTCGCATCGCATTCAATGCCATCAAAGATGTTAAAGAAACCGAGAAGGATATTGAAACTATCCGTGGTATCATCGAGGCATATGAAAAAGATCGTGGCAGAAAACTAAAGTCTGCATTTTTGTCTGACTTTAACTTCCAAGGTGAACGTAGGAATGATCACTGCTATATGCACATGGTGAAACCTTTCTTGTTCACTGACGGATATGTTTACGCTTGTCCGTCTGCAGAGTTGTCCATTGAGAACAACTACAACTATGTTCCTGAATCTCAATTTGCTGTATGTGACATTGATGGCATCGAAGATTTTTACAATCAAGGGCCAACTTTGAGACATCATGCTTGCCATTATTGTAAGTATGCTATGCAAAATGAGTTGATTGACGACATTCTTACTGATACTATTCACAATGATTTCGCTTGACATGCATCAATTCACCAAAGACTATTATGAGGATGGTGTAAGAAAACATATTTCTGGGTATGAAGACTACAAGTGGATGCCCACTCGTTCAATCCCCGAAGCACTTGATATTCAGAGCAACTTTGAATTTAAAACTTGTGTTGATTATGGATGTGCCAAAGGTTTTCTTGTAAATGCACTCCGTATTGTTGGGTGTGATGCTTGGGGTGAAGATATTAGTGAGTACGCTGTAGAAAACTGTCATCCTAATGTGAGAGATTATGTGTCTCTTCCAAATGATAAGGAATATGATCTACTCATTTGTAAGGATGTTCTAGAGCATGTTGAGGTTGAGGACATTCCTTCTGTGCTTCAAAAGTTTAAGAAGAAGTCAAAACAGTTTTTCTTTGTAATTCCTCTTGGAGATGATGATAGATTTAGGATTCGAGAGTATGAGGTAGATATCACTCATGTCACTAAGAAAGATGAGGAGTGGTGGATTAAAATGTTCGAGTCTCAGGGTTTAGAACTTGTGAAGTTCTCATATTCTCTCGGATCAATTAAAGAAAAGTGGATCGAACCATATCCTCATGGCAATGGATTTTTTATTTTAAGAGATGTTAGCGACTGAATTTTTGCATGGACAAGGACTTGGAAATCAATTATTTGCATACGTAACAACCAGATCTTTATCTCATAAATTGGGTTATGATTTTGGCATTAAGGGACTTCAAAGTGCTGGTGATTCAAGAGTAAACAAGAAAGGGTTCTACTTTATGAACCTAGACTATGGAAGAGAGGTTCCAGATAATCTGACTAGATATGATGAATATCGACACGGATTGCACACAGATGCGTATCTAAAAACTGATATTAGATTAACTGATAAACAACTTTTATCTATTCCTGATAATCATATAATCTATGGTAATCTTCAATCTGAAGACTATTTTTGGGATAATATTGATCTAGTCAGAGATTGGTTGCGTGTTAATAATGAGCATGAACACGATGACACGAATGGAAAAAATATTTGTGTATTAAATTTTCGTGGTGGAGATATGGTTGGAAATGCTGGAGCATTTGTTCCTGCTTCTTACTGGCATAATGCAATGCAGCATATGTCAGAGTATAATCCTAACATGGAGTATTGTATTGTAACTGATGATGTCGAAACTGCTAATCGGATGCTTCCTGACATCCCTGCTTATCACGTTGATGTGGCATGGGACTATGTTGCAGTTAAGAATGCCAGAAACGTTATTTGCACCACCTCTACATTCTCCTGCTTCCCCCTCTGGACATCCAACAACTTAGAAATGTGTATCGCACCTAAGTATTGGTTCCATCATAACTTATCACAAGGATGGTGGAGTCTTGGGTGTAGTATTTACAGTTATCCAACATATTATATGGATAGGGAAGGTAAACTGTTTACACCTGATGAATGTAGAGTAGAATGGGAAGAGTATAAGCAGAAATCAAACATTTACGATGGGGACTTATGATGCCAAAAATTAATTTACCAGATGTCACTTTAATTTCTGTAGACACTACCGATGATCTGTCAGGCACCCTCAGAGGTGTCTATACTAGTATGTCGGGTATCAACTATGGTGCTATTAAATTAATCACCACACAGGAGCAAATTGATAGGAACCCAGGACTTACTGCTGAAGGTATTCAGATGGAGGAGTCTGTAGTTCCCATCAAGAATTACAATGATTACAATCACTATGTCATCTATCATCTACATGAGCACGTAGATACTTCCCACTGTCTCCTAGTTCAACCAGATGGGTTTGTATTGTTCCCTGACAAGTGGGATGACACTTGGCTTCAATATGACTATATCGGCGCTCCATGGGCGCATGTAGAAGATGCATACATTGATCCTTTTGGTAATCATCATAGAGTTGGCAATGGTGGATTTTCTTTCCGAAGCAAAAAGTTTCTTGAGGTTCCTACAAAAGTCGAAGTCCCATGGGAAACAAACAATAGTGATTTTTACTGGATGCCAGAAGGTGTGGTAAACTATCATGAGGATGGCAATGTTTGCGTTCATAATCGTCACATCTTTGTAGAGCAGGGATGTAAGTATGCTCCTGTAGATGTTGCAGTCAGGTTCTCACAAGAAACTAGAGTTCCTGAAGCAGAAGGTATTACACCGTTTGGTTTTCATTACAGACTTCCTCCTGGAGTGGAATTAGACTAAATGCCACTGATTAGAAATCCTGAATCCAATGCTGTTGGATTTTACTCTCATATTCCAAAGTGTGCTGGAAGTAGTATTGCAGATGCTCTAGTTTACAGTAAACGTCTTGTTTACTTTCATCGTTATAAACAATGTGGTGAAAGAAAAGAAGTGAGTAAAGTTGCTAGGATATATTTGAAAGATTATTATCCCTATGATGAAAGTCAAGGTGGCAGTCAAAAAACATTTCCAGATGAAGTAAGTCCCTGTAGCATTCATCATTGGCATCTGGAATTATCAAAATATTATTTTGATTTGAGTAAGTGTGATTATAAGTTTGCAGTAGTAAGAGATCCTGTTGAAAGACTGATAAGTGAATATAAGTTTAGAAAGGGAGCGTATTGTCCAATCTCTAATATAAACACATGGGAGAATTATGATCTTGGAAGAAACTGCGAAAGCACTTTTAAAACAGAGGATTTTGGATATTGGTTGAGAATTTGCTATGAGGGATGGTTGCTAAATCCATACATCTGGGATAATCATTTTAGGCCTCAGCATGAATTTGTTGAACCTAGATTTGATATCATTCCTTTCAATGTAGATAAGATTAATTCATACCTGAGAGAAACGGTTGGAACTATCAGTGGAATCCCTTGGGTAAATAAGTCTGACAATATGGAGGTAAACGTTACTCAAGAGGATAGACAACTCATAGAAGAGTGGTATAATAGAGATTACGAACTATTTGCAAATAAAAAAGATTACAACTGGATTGAATAATGATCGGACACAATCACATTGGTAAGAACGGAAGGTTTGGAAACCAGATGTTTCAATACGCAGCAACCAGAGGCATAGCTGCTGCTAGAGGTTACAATTTTGCTATCCCAGACGGCCCAAAGTCTGATGCCGAGTTTAATGATGAGGAGAATCAGCATAAATTATTCATGGCGTTTAAGATGCATGGTTCTCGGAGCGTCTATGAACTTAATGCACCCTATAAACAAGAAGGATCATTTAGGTTTGATCAAGATTTGTTTGACAATTGTCCCGATGAAGTCAATCTTTATGGATACTTTCAATCAGAAAGATACTTCAAACACATTGAAGAAGAGATTCGTGAAGACTTTGAATTTCGCGATGATGTAAAAAAACTCTGTAGTGATATTTGGAAAGAGATCGTAACCGATGAAGGACACGCAGAAGCAATCGGACTCCACGTCAGACGAACAGATCATCTCATCAAACCAACCTTTCATCCAGTCCTCCCTATCTCCTACTATGAAGAGGCACTTGGACGACTGCCAAAGGATATCCCTGTTTTTGTATTCACGGATGATCCATCGTGGGCGTTCGGACACCCGTTCTTTGAATCTGATCGTTTCTTTATCTCTGAGAGTGACAACGTACATGATATGTGCCTCATGTCCATGTGCAACTACAACATCATTGCTAACTCCACTTTCTCTTGGTGGGGAGCATGGCTCGCAGGACACGACAACGTGATCGGGCCTAAACTTTGGTTCGGCCCTGACGGGGAAGATCCGACTGATATCTATGTTGATCGCTGGGAGTATCTTGATGTCAAAAATTAGTATTTGTATTCCCACCTATGAATACAAAGGTAAGGGAATTGAGTTTCTAGGGGAGTTGTTTGACTCTCTTGAACGCCAGACTTTCACTGACTTTGATATTGTCATCTCAGATCATAGTAAGGATGATTCAATCATGGAGTGGTGTCGTCATTGTCACTATGATTTTGAAATCACTTACGTTAAAAATATCAACGGACGTGGATATCAGGCACCCAATACAAACTGTGCCATTGAAAATGCAGAGGGTGAAATTATCAAACTCATCTATCAAGATGACATGTTTGTGGATGATGATGCTCTTCAAAAAATCCATGATGCATTTCAAAATGGTGCCAAATGGTTGGTTCATGGGTTCACTCACACCACTGATGGTGTAGAAACTCATAGAGATTGTGCTCCTAAATGGACACCGAGAATGGTAGAGGGTGATAATCTACTTGGAAGTCCATCTTGCACTGCCTTTCTAAATGGAACTTACGATGGCATGGATGAGGAATTGAAACTTCTCATTGACACCGAACTTTATCACCGCATGAGAATTAAACATGGTATGCCTGCATTGATGGAGGATGTTCTCATTGCTAACAGAGAACACGATAATAGGGTTAGTGGTGGTGGTATTGACTATGATGCCACTATCTCAGACTCTTCTAGAACATGGATGGTAAATAAAGCAGAAGTAGAACATATCTACCGCAAACATCCAGAATTTTTTGTGACAAGAAAGTATCCAGATGAAAATTGATTTATCCAAGGCAACATTTATTATTCCTATTCGCATCGAGTCAGAAGACAGACTTAGGAATGTAGTTACATCACTTGCGTTCTTACATAATAACTTTAATACAAACATTATTGTTAAAGAAGTAGATAAAGAATCAGTATTCAAAGAAAGAGGGTTACCTCAACTTCAAAGTTTTTTTGAAGACTTTAATGTAAAGCATATCTTTGAAAAAAGTGACGAACCCCTGTTCCATCGCCAGAAAGTTCTGAATGAGATGATCATGGAGGCAGACACAGAGATTGTTGTCAACTATGATTGTGATGTTATCTTACCAGTGATGTCATACGTAACTGCCTATGAAGGTATCATGAACGGCACATATGACGTGGTTTATCCTTACGGCAGTGGAATGTATCAGAGGCAAGTGAACGCTGAGGATAAAGTTGTTTCTGATTTCCTTGACAGTAATGACTATGGAGTTCTAGATAGTGTTTCTAATAAGCACACATCCGACTTTGGATGGGCACAGTTCTTCAGACGTAGCGTTTATATTGAAGGTGGTATGGAGAATGAAAACTTCCGTGCCTACGCTCCAGAAGATAAGGAAAGATACTTTCGCTTCACGACACTTGGGTACAAAGTTGGAAGAGTGAATGATGTTGTGTATCATCTGGAACACGCTAGGGGTGAGAACTCTTGGTTCAGCAACCCACATATGCAGGGTAATATGAATGAGTGGGATAAGATTAGTAAGATGGACAAAAAAGCACTTTTAGAGTATTATTCAAATCAAGACTATCTGAAAAAATATGTTAACGTTTAATCAACTTGGAAGTCTGGGTAGACTTGGCAATCAAATGTTTGAATATGCTGCTCTTCGTGGAATTGCAGCACATCATGGATATGAGTGGAGAATCCCTCCATTTCACGTAGAAGGTATTGAAAACTACAGTCTTCATCAGGCATTTAAGTTAGAATCTGTAAAAGAAGAAAACTTGCAGATTATTGATCACTATCAGTATGTTGGCGAAAGATTCTTTCATTTTGATGAGGAATTCTTTAATAGATGTCCTGATAATGTAAGTCTGCACGGATTCTTTCAATCTGAAAAATATTTTAAGAATGTAGAGGATGTAGTCCGTAAGGATTATGAATTTCATGATGAACATCTTGAACCTTGTCAGGCAATCATGGATGAGTATAAGGATCAGAATCCTATTATGCTTCATGTTCGTCGAGGAGATGCTAACCTAACAGATCCTCGTGGATTTAAGTGGAGTTATACGCAATGTGGTGATCAACATCCCACCCAGACTGTTGATTACTATGAAAGAGCACTTGCAGAGTTTGATGATAACCAACCTGTATTTGTATTCTCTGACTCTATTGAATGGGTGAAGGAGCAAGAGTTCTTCTCTGGAGATAGATTTTTACTCTCTGAACCTGTGGACAAGTATGCTGATGGTTCTTTTACACCATATGCTGATTTGTGCTTGATGTCTCTGTGTTCTCATGCTATTATTGCTAATAGCAGTATGAGTTGGTGGGGAGCATGGCTCCAATCTAACCCAAATAAAAAGGTGGTAGCACCTAAGAAGTGGTTTGGCCCTGCTTACGCAGACAAAGACACTAAAGATCTCTATTGTCCCGATTGGATTGTCCTATGAACAGAATTAAAGACTACGCTGAATTAGAAGAAAGAATCGTTCTCTGGCTTAGAGAATACGCCGATAACAATAACATCAGAGCACTTGTTTGTGGTGTGTCTGGTGGCATCGACTCTGCTGTTGTGTCTACTCTTTGTGCTCGCACAGGACTGCCTACCTATGTCTTGACGATGCCTCTCAATTCAAAGATGGAGAATACGATTCTTTCCACTGCACATGCGACAGAACTGAGAGAGCAGTACGAGAACGTTACTATGCAGAACGTTGAACTCTCTTCTGTTTATGATAAACTGTTGCATTCTATTGATTGGTGGACAGATGCTCATGGTGGTGAGAAGGGAACTTATACATCCAACAACCTTGCAAATGCAAATACTAAGTCACGTCTTCGTATGGTGACTCTGTATCAGGTTGCAGGAACTGTTGGTGGTATGGTTGTCGGTACTGGTAACAAGGTTGAAGACTACGGTATCGGATTCTACACTAAATATGGTGACGGCGGTGTGGATATTGCACCTATCGCTGACTTGTATAAAACAGAAGTATGGGAACTTGGCAGACACCTTGGTGTCGATCCACGTATCATCAATGCTGCTCCTACAGACGGACTGTGGGATGATAGCAGAACTGATGAAGAGCAGGTAGGTGCATCCTATGAGGATCTGGAATGGGTAATGGAAAGTCAAATTTTTCTTCATGAAAAGAAACCAGAAACTGCCACTCAGTGGATGGGTAAAGAACTTACTGAACAGCAGAAATCTGCTATCAAGTCATATGGAAAGTTCCACCGTCAGAACAAGCACAAAATGAATTCTATTCCTACGTTTAAACTATGAAGATTGGACTTATTGGAGCAGGGAGACTGGGTATTTGCTTCTCTCTGCTCTGCGAAAAAGCAGGGTATGATGTTCTAGTTTCAGACATCAGAGAAGATTACGTTGCTGCACTTCAGAACAAGACGATTAAGACTAATGAACCATTAGTTTCTGAACTTCTACAAACCTCTGAGAATTTTGAGGCAACCACTGATAACCAGAGAGTGCTTGAAGAGTGTGATATCATTTACACTCTTGTAGCAACTCCTTCTTTACCTAGTGGAGATTATGATGTCTCTGCTGTATGGAAAGTAGTCAATGATATCATTACTTCTGGTGTTAAAAACAAACCATTCATTGTTGGATGTACTACTAATCCTGGAGACTGTGAAAAGTTTCAGGAAGAACTGAATGATATTGGTTGGGAAGTATTTTATAATCCAGAGTTTATCGCTCAGGGATCTATTGTGCGAGATCTTCAGAACGCTGACATGGTTTTGGTTGGTGGTGCTGAAGGAGAAACTTACAATGAACTTCGTAGACTCTATAAGTCTATTCAAATTACTGATCCAAAGATCAGTATCATGTCAACCACTGCTGCTGAGATTGTAAAGTTGGCAATGAATTGCTATCTTACAACCAAGATCAGTTATGCCAACATGGTTGGAGAGGTAATGACTCTTGCAGGACTTGGTAATGAAATCAAGACTGTGTTGACTGCTATTGGTAATGATACGAGAGTAGGTAGAAAATATCTTAACTATGGATATGGGTTTGGTGGCCCTTGTCTTCCTAGAGACAATCGTGCATTTGCAGCATTTGCTGCACAGCAAGGACTGGATTATAATCTAGGAGAGACTGTTGATAATTTTAATAATCAACATGCCACATTCCTTCTGGAACAAGTTATTAGAGATAATGATCAAGGACTTCCATTCTACTTTGATTATATTTCCTACAAAAAAGGAACTGATATGTTAGTAGAAAGTCAGCAATACAAGTTGTGTCTTGATTTGTTGGATGCTGGATATGTGGTGTATATTGATGATATCGAGTCAATTGTCAATCAGGTAGAAACACAGTTGGTTAATACCTATGGTGATAGAGTTCGCTTTGGATCACCTAACGAGGAAGTTTATAAAGTTAAATTTTGATGGATTTCTCTACTTTAGACAAAAACAAGTCTGCTTTCAAACTTAAGGGCATGGGCCCAATTTATTATCTCAATCTTGATGGACAACCAGAAAGACGTGAGTTCATGGAGGGACAGTTTAAATACTGGGAAGTAGAAAACTATGAACGCATCTCTGCTTATGATGGTAGAGATGACGATCTCAGTGACATCCTTGTGGGTAAGTACCCTGACACGATGTCCTCTGGTGAAATTGGGTGTACTACATCTCATTTAAAGGCACTGAAGCACTACCTAGAGACTTCTGATAGTCCTTATGCAATCATCATGGAAGATGACTGTAGTTTAGAAACAGTTCGATTTTGGAACTTCTCCTGGAAAGAATTTATCGCACACTTTCCATATGATTGGGATGTGGTTCAAATTGCGGTTATCTGCACGGGCGATATTCATGTGAAACTTCATAAAAGATTTGTGAATGATTTCTCTACAGCATGTTATGTTATCAATAGAAATCATGCTGAGAAGTTAGTTCGTCTTCATTGCCGTGAAGATAAGTATAAACTTGATATGGGTGTTAAGCCCCGTCCTGTTGCAGATGATCTTATCTACAATGCAGGTAATACTTTTTCGATTCCCCTTCTTCTTTATCGGATTGAGATGGGATCAAGTATTCACCAGGATCATATTGATGCATTCCACAAAGGTAATCATCAAGCACAATCAAACTTCTGGGAGCAGCAAGGATCGAATGTTGACATCTCAGATTACATGAATTATGATCCTTATCTAGGTAGGATCACCGAAAATTCTGCTGCTCAAGCAGCAAAGAATGCGGAAAACCCACCTAGTTGACACGATTTCAAAAATCGGTTAAGATAAATAACAATTGTCACACGCATTTATACTTATTTGAGTGTGACAGTTTAAAACAGATCCATGTCGAGGATCTTTTCATCTGTGGGTATCCATTCCACAAGTAAAAATAACGAGGTATCAACCAATGTTCAAATCCGCAATCGCACTTGCTGCCGCTGCTCCTTTGATGGCAGCACCTGCCCTTGCAGGCCCCTACGTCAATGTCGAAGCCAATGCAGGTTGGACTGGCGATGATTACACTGGCGCTACTACCGACATCCACGTTGGCTACGAAGGCGAAATCGGTGCAGCTTCCTACTATGTTCAGGCTGGCCCTGCTATCGTTGCTAACGATGGCGAAGACACTGAGACTGAGTTCTCTGGTAAAGTTGGTGTTGGTGTTCCCGTCTCCGAGGCTGTCGGCGTCTATGGTGAACTCTCCTTCCTGACGGCTGAAGACGATGACGACTTCGGTGTAGGTGGTAAATTGGGACTGAAGTACAACTTCTGAGTTGTAGAGTAGACATATAAACATCTAGGTGTTATGATGGGGTGCGACGGCACCCCTTTTTAATGTTCAAAAGGATTCTACTTTCTCCTGTCACCCACTT